TTAAAGTCTTTTACACATTCTAAAGCATTTGTTTCCCAATTATCTAAATCATGAGCGCAAACAATTTTTTTGCAAAGCTCTTCTAGCGCAGAAGTTTGCTGCTTGGATAGCTTCTTGATGCCCATGTTTTCTCTAGCTTTTGCTTTAACAATAGAATCAAGAGCTTCGATTTTATAGATAATTTCTTGAATGTTTTTACGAGAGAAATTCGCCTCAGTAACTGCGCCTTCAGGACGACCAGCACTTTTGGGAGTCTCGTTCGTGTCAGTTGGTGAGTCAGCAATAACTGGCACGCCGCCCACAATTGGATTGTAATAACCCTTCTCCCTGTCACTAACAAAAGCTTGTTGAGCAGGAGCAATTTCATCGGCTTGTGGGAATCTGCCAGTATTGAACACTGTAAGACCTTGCTGCGGAGTGATAACACCAAGTTCCATGAGGCGAGTGGTGACGCGCAGAAGCTGAGTGTTGTCTTTGAAATCAATTTCCTTGAAGCGAGCCTCTGGATAAGCTCGGAAGCCTAAAGCTTTGGAGATGCGCTTGATTTCTGGCTGTAAAAATTCATTTAAAAATGCTTGACGGCTTTCTTTCAAGCGGTCAATAAACATGTCAATCTTAGTGGCGATATTGCCGTACTTATCGTCGCCAAAGAAAATATTTTGAAGACCTTGTTCAATGTCCTTATTTAAGGTTTCATACTTGGCTGGTCCAAGTACCTTGTTAAGGTCAGGAATAACGAAGTCAGCTTTTGTTGTGTAGTCTGAAATGAGGACTCGTCCAACAGATTCGTTTCGGAACAAGTCTTGCATTGCTCGGAGGTTATTGTGGTTGATTCCTCCTTTGTCGGGCGGTGCGCCCATTGTGATAAGTAAGATGACGTTCTCAACAGTTCGCGTGATTGCTTGGTCCATTTTCTTGAGTTCAAGCTTGGCGTTAATGTCTTGAAGCACAGGAAAGCCGAAAGGAATAGCGAACGGTTCATAATCTTGTTTTTTGTAAAATGCGAAGTGTAAGCGGGTTGGGTCAATCTTAATTTTTAAACCATTCTTGGCGAAACCTCCACGATTAATTTCTTGACGAACATCTTCGGGGAAAGAATTTAAAAGCTCGCGATCTTCGTCTGTTTGAGGATGGCGCAAACGCTCCAAATCATACTCTGATAAAACCTTTTCGTAAGCAACTGCGCTGAAAGTTGTAGCCCGCTTCGCCACAATATCAAATGGGTTTAGAGTAATGTATTTTAGGGGGATAGTATTAGCGGAAATGTCGCCCTCTGCGGCGTACATTGTGGAAAGCTTCTTAAAATCCTCTAGGTCGAATTTACCGTCAGTGCGGTAAATGAAAATGTTGCCGCTACGATAATATTCGCGAAAGAACTGATCCTTCAAGTCCCACATGCGAATCTTGCGCATCCAACGATAGAAGAAATCTTTTGATTTTTCTGTGCCACCCTCTAGATAAATTTCGCCATTGGAAAACTCCGACATTAAATCAATAGCATTGCGGAAAATCGGAACATTGGCATAAGCCTTTTGGCAAAGCTCAATAGCTTCGCGAATATAGACTCCATCATTGGAGAAGCTATATGGCAACATGCCAGCACGAATGCTGCTGTATCTGTCAAAAACTGGAGCTAATGCGGCCCGATTAAATCTGCCACCTGTGGCATCTGTTCTGTTTAGTGGTTCGCGAGAAGCAGAAGAAATTTTTAATTGCACTGAAGCGTCCGAAGTGTAAAACGGCTCACCTGCTAGTACAGGATCAATGCTTGCCTGAGTTTGCTGTGTAAAGTCGGGAGTTGACTTTTGTTCGAACTTTTTCCAGTAATCGGATTTTTTATTGTAGGAGCGGGCCATCGTCTATATTACACTTAAAAAGTCAGAAATCTAACTTTAAAAGTGACTTACGCAAAGAATGGCGTGAACGTGGCTTCAACATCTTCTGGTTTGAAATCCATCATGTCAAAATACGTTTGAATCATCCAATTACCCAATACTAGTGCAGAATAAGAGTCTCGACGCGCTTTGTCGGGTCCACTTTGACGACGAATATTTTGCGGCAAGTCAAATGATTGAGTTCCTTGAGCAGTTGTAGTGATTTGAATCAAAGCGCACTGAGCTTTGGTGAGGTCAATCATGTCTTTTTGATGCTCAATGAAATCAATGGTTTTTGCGGCTGAATTTTTCTCTTCACTATCGGCCACTCTTAAAAATTTAATTTTATCAATCGGGATGTGTTTCTGACGTTGACGCTGGTAGTCATCGTTGATGGCTGAAGAGGCGAACCAAACTCGCTTATGATCGAAAGCAGATTGTAGAAGCTCGTTGGCGCTGCGAATCCATGAGGAAGTTGGCTTCCTTAAATGACAAATTCTTTTGTTCTGTAAGTTGTACTGGTTTCTTGCTTCTCTCAAAGCACTCTGATATTCCTGCGGATTATCGAAGTCCGCGTCAAAGCATTCGATTTTAATTTCTGCCTCTTTAAAGATTTCGCTTTCATTGCAAGCATTTAAGAATTGAACGCCGCCGTTATAGTCACCAACCATGGCAACAATATTGAAATGCGTGAGCAAATAATACAGATAAAAAATATGACTCTTGAGGCTCGTTCCAGAAATGGCGTAGCTATGCACAAGAGTGCCGATTTTACGGTCTTTGTTTAGTTTGAATACATGTATAGCGAAATCGTCAGAACTCTCGCTCTCGGACCACGAAGGGTCAAAAGAAAGCAAGTATTCGTCGTTGGGTTCGCCAGCAACTTCAACGCATTGTCCCTGACCATCTTCAATTGTGCAAGCTGCCATTTTGCTAACTTTGAAATAGCCGCTGGAGTCATCAGTAAAGATTGAGCCAAACTCACGATCAAACTGCGATTGGCTCATGGTCGATTTAGCTTGCTGAATCAATGATTGGTCATACAACTGCGTGGGAGCGCAATCATAGCTAAGGTGCATGATAGTGCGGTGTGCAACATCGCTCTTCTCAGGATTGAGAATAAGGTTCTCGTATTGCTGATAAAGCTTGTATAAATATTCAAACTTGTAAGACGCGGAAGAAAGACCAATAATTTTATTGTTTGGCCATTGAGTCCTCTCTTCCTCGGTCATGGCACCTTTCTCAAGCAACTGAGTTTCTAAATTGTAAATTTCCTGACGTTCAGTGGGGTTTTCTACGACAGAAAGGAAGGGTACAATAACTTCATTATAAATGCGTTCAGGCATTAGCAAGAACTCATCAATAATCATGCGCTGAAAGCGGAAACCACGGAGCTTTTCGCCATCGCCAAGGGGTAAGGCGGTAATCTTGCTGCGACCAATCTCCATAACCCACTGGTCATTGTTTTTTGAAATGCGGGTCACGGCTTCCGAAAACATTGCTGCTTTCGGAGTCTTCATAATATCCTCAATCTTGTTGAAGATCATTCGGCTCTGTCGGAAAGACTTGGAGATAATGCCAATATGCACTCCTTGATGCAGAACAGCGTCTAAAGCCGCGAATAAACCAGTAGTAAAGCTTTTACTCTGTCCACGACTCCAGATGCCTAGAAAGTAATCTGTGAGCATCATGGCCTTGATTGCCATGTGCTGAAATGGGAACAATCTAATGCCTGTTAAAAGCTCGCAAGTGAATGAGGGATTTTCTTTCAGGAATTTATAAAGCAGAATCTTGGCTTCCTTTTCTTCAAGGTAGCCCTCTTTCGTGAGAATCTCTTCGTTAATTTTGTCGAAGTGTTTTCGACGTTTTTGGTTTCCTTCAATCCAAGCCATTTAAAAGTCCCTCGTTAATATAATATTGTAAATCAACATTCCATAACTTTCTACCGTGCTTTAATAAGCGAGGAATGAGTTTGACGCTGTTCTCGCGATTAGAAGTCATCACGAATTGGCAGCAGTCCTTAAATTCTAGTTGCAAAGCTCGCATGTTGTGATAGATATAAGCGAGGTTAGCTTGGTGCTTTGATTTGCTGTTATTTTTTTCTATTTGCTCAAGGTCGCTTTCTACAACCACGAAAATAAAACAATCCTGCTCTCTTGCTCTCTGCAATTCCCTGCGGAAACGCTCATAGTTGTCCTGACTTAAAGTGGATTTAAAATCACCCTCTGATTTTCGGTCAACAAAAGTATAGTCAAAAAATTGGTTTTCAATACCATAATCGCCCAAATCTAATTTGAGAGATTCACTTTGAGGAAATGAAAGAGGCTGCTGTTCTCGGGTATCAATGAAGATTTTAGCATTTACTTTTTGAGAAAAGTCTTTGGGCAGTCGGCTATTTAAAAATGGTGTGCCACCAACGCTCTCGCTCGCGTGCGTATAACTATCAAAAAAATATTTAAATACATGAATACTTGGCAAACCATAGCTAGTTAGCATTAATTCTGATGGGGAAACGCCATCCTTTATTTTAGGAGTTAGCATATCTAAAAGAACCATCTGAACTCCTAAATCTTCTTTATGTTGATGGATAAAAAACTTTCTCTGATTATCTGTATTTAAAAAATAGCTGGAAAAGTATTGCTCTTTGTTTTTAAAGGGTAGCAAATCGCCAGTCAATAAATCTTTGCGGCGAAAATGCTTTACATAATAATCATGCAAAAACATATCATGCTTCTTTATGTGAGCATGAAGGCTGCGTTCACTATCGAACGACTGCTGGCACTCTAAACATTTAAATGACATCTTCTTTTGCTAGGCCAAGAACGCGAGCTTTCCATTCGCCCATGCTTTC